TGCTGTTGTCGGCGGACTCCTGGACCTCGAAGGTCAGCGCGCCGGCGCCCGAGCTGGTATTGGCCGCCGAGTAGATCACGCGCGCCCAGAGGACATTGCCGAACAGCGGCGAGCGCGTCGCGAGGTCGATCGCGGTCGAGTCGAAGGCGGCGGTTTTGGTCGCACTGGCCTGCATGGCCGTTTTGGCATCGGTTGCCATGGGGATGGTCTCCTTGGGGTGAGACGTGTACGGCAATCAGCCGTACACGTCATTACGAGTCAGCAGGCCGGGCCTAGCTGTACTTGATGTTGTACACGCGAGCGATCGAGCGGGTGGACATGTTGATCAGGCCGCCGGCCCAGTCCACGAGCGTGCGGTAGGTCGATCCGGCCTCCAGCAGACCGACGTCGGTCGCCTGGAGCGGCTGCATCTGCCAGCCGCCGAACTTGCCGTCGCCGTAGTTGACCGCGTAGACCGAGCAGAACGTGCTGCCGGTGTCGGCACTGCCGGCTGCCGTCTCGGTCGTGGTCAGGATGTGGGTGCTCTGGTCCGCCTTCACACCAGGATCGCGCAGTTCCGCGTTCTTGTACTTCAGGACGGAGCGGCCGAGTTGGTCCTGCGCCTGGCTAAAGCCGCCCTGGCCGGCGAACTGGCGCGCCAAGCGATCGAGCCGGCGTATGACCGCGCTGTCCATATACAGCACGACGCCCGATCCATCGACACTGCCGACTGACCAGAGCGCCTGGTCGAGGAACTCGCACGCCGCGCCGAACGTGGCCGCCGTCGCGGCGGCCGTGATGTCGGCGCCGCCGGCGTTGATCTTGTTCTCGCTGCGCACGCCGAAGACGCTGCCATTGTCGATGCGGTAGCGCAGGCCGACGATGGCGTTCACGTCGCCCGTCACGTGGTCATTCTTGAAGAACTTGTAGTTGAAGTCGTACGCAACCGCCAGAAGATAGGCGTCCAGCTGCGCCGCGCGCGGATCGACGATCTGGTTCTGGTCGAGGACCAAGAACTTGTCCACGTCGATCACGTTGCGGATGATGTACGCCTGCTCCTGGTAGGGCGTGGGGGTGCCGCTGGTCGAGGTGCCTTCGGCGTTGAGTTGGCCCCAGTTGACCGACGGCAAATTGCCCTCCCAGCGCACGCCGTTCGCGATGAGCGTCTGCTTGGAGGTAAAGGGGATGTCGCGGGCCATGATCGAGCCATTGTCGATCAGGGAGAACGTGACGGCCTGGACCAGGGGCTGGTTGCTCATGATGGCGTACTGTGCCATCGTCAGCGCGTTGGTGGAGATAGCCATGGGGATGTGCTCCTGTGGTAGAATGGGATTTCACGGTCAGAGCAAGGAGTCGCCGCTCCTTGCTGCTGGCCTTACTTTTTCCAGGCGATGCTGGACAGCCGCGGCGGATTCTTTGGATCGAACGGCGCTATCTTGTCGCCGCGCTGCGCGCCGGGGTTCGTCGCGCCGATCTGCGGTGCGCCGGCAGGCATCAGCGACTGCGCGAGCGAAGCGGCGTCGGCGGCCAACTCCTCGCGAGTCGACCCGCGCAGGCGGCCGGCCCACGCGTCGGGGTCGATCCCCGCGTCCCGCGCCGCCTTGCGCTGCGCCGCCTCGTGATCGCGCTTGGCGACCTCCGCGGCGAGCTTCGCGCGCTCGGTCTGCTCCTTTTCGAGCAGTTCTTTGTACTTGCCCTGCTCGGCCAGCTTCGCGGCTTCCGCCTCCTGCTGCGCCTGCTCCTGGCTGCGCAGTGTCGTGCGGTATTTCGCAGCTTCCGTGCGGGCTTCTCTCAGTTCCTTGTCCATCCGGGCGAGCTTCGCCTCGACGGATTCCTCGGCGCCACCAGCCGCCGGGGCCGGGGCCTGCTGGGCTGCCGGCGCCTGGCCGGGCTGCTCAGGGGTGAGGGTACTCATCGTGTTGTCTCCGATGTAAGTAGCGTGTAAAGCGGGAGGGCGGCGCAGGAGTCAAACCTGCTTCTCCGTGCTGCGAGGCCGGCGTGTTACTCGTTGGACACTATCCGCCCGAAGTATGGGGTTGTCTCTGAGTACCTGCATCAGCCCATAGGCCAGCGCGTCGATCTGTTGCTCATCGTGCTCGCGATAGCCGGCGTTGAACAAAATGCCGTGAATGATCTCGTGCCAGAGTGTCACCTGTTTAACGGGCGCCGCCATGTCGGCGTCGATCCGGATGCGACACTTCGTGCTGCTGATCTCGCCGCAGAGCGTGCCGTGCTCGCTCGCCAGTTCAGCCACCTCGATCACCTCGTAGGCAATCGCGCCGATGATGATCTGCATCTCGTTACCCCTCGTATGGGCTCCCATCCGCGCGCACCCGGCAATCGTCGCAGTGCTCGTGCGTCGCGCCGAGCATCCACCACCAGCCGCCGCCCCGCGACTGCCACGAGCAGCCACAATACATCAGGCACGCCGTCCCGCCATCGCCGGGGTAGAACGGGAGGTTGGCGCCCCATGTCGCCGCGCGACTCCAGGTTGTGCGGAGCGATGCGGCGTAGATCCCCGCACGCACGGCGATCTGGGCGACGGAAAGATCGTTTGCCTCCACGGCATCGGTGAACCTGTTCAGGTAGCCGGCCTGGTCGGCGATCTGCGCGAGCACCAGGGTCTCGCCATCCGCGTCGAGCATCTCCAGGCCCCGCCCGGCCAGGTAGGCCGCCGCGTGATAGTCCGCGAGCGCCTGCAAGGTCGCGTTGTGCCACTCCGCCGGCTGGAGCTGCCCGCCCACAAGACCGTTCGCCAGGTGGCCCAGCTCGGCGCGCAGGGCGTCGATGAGGGTGTCGAGCGCTTTAGGCATCCATCATCCCCTGCGTTGCCTGCTGCGCCAGCCGCGCCAGCCGCGCCGCTTCGGAGGTGTCACCGCGTGGCAGCACATCCGCCGGTGCGATTCGTGGCCCGGTCGTCCCTACGCTGGCGGCCTGTGCGCGGCGCTTCGTGCGCTCGTCGCCGAGGCGCTTCTGCTCGTCGGCGTAGTCGCGGCCCAGTACACCGGTGAGTGTTTCGTCGCTCGTGAGCCCGGTCGCCTGCTCAGCGGCCACGGTTGTGACCAATTCCTGTTGATTCACCGGCAGCGGATCGGGCCAACTCAGGGTCGTGATCACGTTATCGCCGTGGCCTGCGAGCAGGCAGAGCAACCGGTTGAGTCGCACAATCAGCCCGCCGTACATCAGCCGCTTGGTCGCCGTGCGCTCGAGCGCATCGGCGAAGAGCACGCGCAGACCGAAGTTGGTCAGCGCGCCCAGGTTCCCGATCTGTGACACATCCGGCATGCGGCCCTGCGCATAGAACGCGGCGCGCAGGGTCTGGTAGAACTTATGCGAGGACTCCAGGTCGCTCTGCATTTCAAGATTGTAGAGCCTGCCCTCTGGGGTCCACCAGATTTGATTCGCATCGCGCCGCAGTAGCGATGGGTCGAAGCCCTCCGCGACCGTCTGCGGGCTGCTGTGGATGCGCAGGATCTTCCGCGTGGATGAGGCGATGAGATTCAGTGCGTCGTTCAGCCGTACATCCTCCAGATCCCCGTAGCCCCAGATGCTGTTGGCGCACGGCAAATTCTTACAGTGGACAATCGGCGCGAGCGCGTAGGGCCAGAGAATCGGCGTCCCGATGGGTTTGAACACGCGATCGTGGTCGCGCGCCTCGTAGTTCTGGATCGACCAGGACAGGACGCGGCCGTTCGCGTCCTCATTCGCCGTGATCTCCTGGCGCTTGACCAGTTCCTTGCCGCGCTCGTCGCAGCAGGTGTACTGGATTGTGTAGCGCTCCACGTCGTCGATGTCCTCGTCGTCGCAGTCGATCGAGAGGTTCGACGGATCGAGGTTGACGAGACCGTAGGGCCGCTGTGCGTCGCCGGGGCGCGGATTGACCTTGACGGCACACAGGCCCGCGAGCGCGCCGTTCTGCGCGACCTCGTGGAGCAGCACCATTTTGTTGTTGGCGGTCCAGACATCCTTGAGCAGCTGCTCGGCATCCGTCGTCGTCGCAGCCGACTCATCGATCTGCCAGGTGACTTCCTTGCCGAACAGCAAGGAGATGCCCTTGTCGACGACCGGGCGCGCCAGGTTGATGATCACGTTGTCGTCGGGCATGCCAGGGCGCACGGCGAGCGGCCTGGGATGGCGGCCTTCGTAGTAATCCCAGGCGCACGCGATCGAGAGCAGGCGGTCGGCGTCGCTATTCGACTGCCGTTCCTGCCAGGTCTGGGCGTTCAGTTGTCCGCTGAGTGGGGCCATTGGGTTCCTAGTAGAGCGGGTTGTCGGTCTGGGTGGCCTGCTGGCCGCCGGCGACGAGTCGGTTGTAGCCGCCGCTGCTGCCGTCCACCTGGTCGTCGTACTTCCCGTTCGGGAAGGCAAGCACCTCGGCCAGATAGTCGTTATTCCAGGGGCCGCGCACGAGCGCGACGTTGCCGGCATTCCATTGCGAGGCAAAAGGATCGGCGCGGGCCACCTTGTCGCCGCTCTCGCGTTCCGTCGTGACACTGAAGCCACTCAGCAGCCGGACAAACGCACGTGCCACATCGAGGCCGGCGCTGCCGGGGTCCTGTGGAAAGACCTGCTGCACGTGGCCGCGAACCCGATCCCGTTCAGCCGTCTCCTTGATGATACGATCGCGGGCATCGGTGTCCCACTGCCCGCGCATCACATCCTCGACGAAGACCAGTCCCGGCGCGACAAACGCCATCAGTACCCCGGCCGTGTAATCGCCGCCGTTCGCAGTCGCGGCGATGTCCCAGCGCCGGATGCGGCGTGCCTGTACGGGCGCGGCATCGACGAAGCGGACTCGGCCGGCTTTGAACAGTCCGCCCTCGGCCGGGTAAGGCGTCCCCTGGTAGAGCGCCTCGAAGGCCGTCCCCTGCTGGCGCCGCAGATCGTCCAGGTAGGCGACGGAGTAACGTGTACTCAGTGGCTCCCCGATCACTCGTCCGGTCGGATCGCCTGGCTTCCCGTCGGCAATCGCCGGAAAGCGCATGAGTTCCCATCCGCCCTGCTCCAGCAGCCGCCCCGCGAAGTCGCCCTCCCACCAACGGTGGAACATCACGACGATGTTGGTGTCCGGGTTGAGCCGGCTGAGGACCACCTGAGTCCACCAGTCCCACAGCATCACGTTGACGGCCGCCGAGCGCGCCTCCTGGGCGTTCTTGTACGGGTCGTCGATAACCAGGGTGTCCACGCCCATCCCGGTGAAACCGCTGCCAAGGCCCAGCGCCTTGAAGCTGGGGTTGGCGTCGCGCTTCGCCGTCCGCGCCGCAGTAGACCACTCCTCGGCCGGGCAGATCGTTGGTACGCGCGCGCCCGCGTCGGGAAAGAGTGCGGTGTACTCCGGCGAGCGTAGCAGCTCCAGATTGACTTTGCTGAAGCGCTCCGCGTGGCTCACGTTGTAGCAGGCCACCCGGACACGCGTGTCTGGTCGTACCCCAATCACGTAGGCCGGAAAGCGCTGCGAGATGATGATCGACTTCCCGAACTGCGGCGGGCCATGGATCAGCAGTCGCTGGCCGGTCTGCCAGGTGAGGGCTTGTAAACGTGCGCAGATCTGATGCTGCCAGGGCTCAAGGGTGAGCTGGGTCGTCGCCTCGATTAGCGCCGTCAGCGAGGGCGGCATCGTCGAGAGCAGCTGATCCAACTCCGCGCGCTCGGACACGCTCAAAGAAGGCAGCAAGGCGAGCAGCTCGCTCGGCGTCAGTGAGCTGAACAGGGACAGGTCCACCATCAGGGCCGCTCAGTTCGATTGCCTGCATCGGTTTCCCGTACGCGCGGTTGAAGAGAAACTCGCGGGCATCCTTGTCGCCGGCGAGCGCCTGCTCGATCGCGCGCAAGATGACCAGCTTGCGCTCGTCTGTCGTCCAGCACTCGTCGAGCAAGTCCGCGAGCGCGACGCCCTTGCGTGGGCGGCCAGCGGGGTTGCCTGACTGTCCTGGCTGGAAGGGCATTGTTTCACCGTTGTTTTGCAATGCAGTCGGACTGAGCGACCGCGAGCATACTCATCTAGTGAGCGCCAGGATGAGCACCACCGCCAGCAGCAGCACCAGCGCCGGCCCGCAGCCGATAGAGCGAGCGGGGGCCGGCTCAATCGTCACCATCAGTTCCAGCGGTGCTGGCCGGCGTTGGCTCGCCAGAAACACGACCAGGCCGATGACAAGTAGCCAGAGCATCGCCTACCTCTGTCGTTTCTGCGCCGGCGCAATGTTCGGGCGGTGACATTAGCGACTCCACGCGACCCAGCGCCTGCAGATCCAGCACGCCAGCCACCAGTCCCCGTCGCACCAACGTACTCGCCCTTTAACGTACCAGCCGCAATGAGGACACTTCGCACAATTCATCGCCGTCGCGCCTCCAGATCAGCGATGACGACGCGCCACTCGGCTGACGGCTGCGGGCGGCTCATACGTTGTGTCTCAGATTCAGGCGGGCGATCAGCCGCGCCATCTCTTCGACACGCGACTCCAATCCGACGACGATCGCCGCGAGCGCGTTGTGCGTCGCCTGGCAGTCGCTGCGGCAATGCGCCTGCTGGTCCACGCGCGCGCGCAGCTGGAGCAGATCTTCCTCCAGATCGGCGATGCGGGCTTCCAGGATGTCCAGTGCGTCGCGCGGGGCAGGGATTGCCACGACCTGCACGGGCGCAGTGAACGGCGTGCCGGAGGAGGCGCAGTTGCACATTCGCGGCGGCGGCGTCGGAGTGCCGCTGTGGACCGTCCAGCCGCCGCAGCGTGGGCAGATCGTCCCGTTCATCGCAGCCTCCACTGAATCGGGGAGGCCGCGCCGCGCACCAGAGCGATGCGCGGCGCAGCTGGGCCGGCGGGGGCGGCAGACATAGCCGATAGCCGATAGTCGATAGCCGATGGACTAGCGGCGGCGGCAGATGGGCGGACGAGCAGCACGAGCAAGAGCACAAAACACACGAATGCCAGAATGAACGCACCGGCACTGAGGCTGACGGCCAGCGTCAGCCTCCCAATTCGTTCATCCTGCTTGTCGGCGCGCTGGCCGAGTCCGATTACGTCGATCCGCAGATTGCGGACTTCGACTTCGATCTCGGCGCGGCGCTCAATCTCGATCGTGCTTGTCGCCATAGCTAGTCTCTGCGCTCCCCCGCCGCCGTGGCGCGTTCTCTGCGGGGCCTGCACCCGGCGCCGGCTCGGGCGTCGCGACGAGGGAAGCGTCCAAATAAAAGGCGGCCATCCTGTTCTCAAGCTGAGAACATTGGATGACCGCGCGTAACGCTGCTGGTCTAAGTTGTTGTGAGCAGTCGGACTAGATCCCGTTCAAGCCGAGCGCTAACCGGCCATGCTTCTGGCCGCCGCGAGAGCCACGCGGGCTGACACGCGCACCCGTGGGGCCGCTCTGTCCGCCGTCGCTCGGGATTGGCGCAGGCGCCGGGACCTTCAACACCACATCCACGACGCACTCGACGGCCGCCCCGCCACGGCGCACGATCTCGACGGTGAAGGACCGGACATCCTGCATCGCGCTCAGTCGGCGCGCGAGAACATCCATCCGCTCCTCGAACTGTGCGCCCGTCTCCGCGCCGACCGGGCGGAGCGTGCGCACGAACCCGCTGAGATGGCGCGTGCCATCCACGTAGACGTAGCGGTCGGACCCGTAGCCACTGTCGTCAAACATCGTCGTCCACCAACTAAAAACGCGGCCATCCTCAGTGCTGAGGAAGCCGCGCGTTACCGCTGCGAGTCCGGGCTGCTCTCTGGAGCGCCTGGCAAGAAGTATAGCGGAACGGCGGCGCAAATGGAATAGGAAACCAATACTGTCTTCCGGCGCACGGACCTAGTACTTGATGCGCTACTGATACAAACTTCGGCAGGCGCACAGACGTTTCGGCCTGATCATTGCGGAATGCGTGCGAATTACACACATTTCCGCGACTACGCGTCACCGTCGTACGGTATCCTGGCGCGCCTAGTGCGCGTTTGTTAGAATAAAGCCCACCAGGGAAGAGAGGTGAGGAATGCCAGGAGACCCCACACTGGAGCAGATCGGCGCAAAAATCGACAGCTTCGCGCTGTTGATGCGCGACGTGGCCGTGCATCAGCAAGCCACGCTCGTCGCGCTCGGCCTGCTCCAGGCCATGCTGACCGATCACATCGCCGCCGTGGCGATGGAGCGCGCCTTGCTGCGCGAACTGTTCGAGACGTACAGCGAGCAGGTCCAGGCTAATTTCGGCGAGGCTGCCTCCGATCGGGAGGCGATCCGCGATCTGAGCGGACAGATCATCGCAGTGCTCCGGCAATGGTATCCGCGCCTGACGGAGTTGCACGCGGACGTACTGCGCGTGCGCAGCCAGGTCGAGGCGGCGCCGGGAGCGACCGCTGCGTTCGCGGCGCCGCCAGAGAGGACGAACGGCACGGACTAGTCGTCGAGCGGCAGCGTGCGCCGTCCGACATTCGGCACGTGGGGGATCTGGAGCCGTTCGGCGGCGTCCTTTTTGGCTGCTTCGCCACGCCGATCGTAGCGCGCGGTGGTGGCCGGGTCCGCGTGGCCGGCCAGGCGCTGCACAGAGACCACGTCGGCGCCAGCCTCCAGGAGGCGGGTGATCATCGTCCTTCTGAGGTCGTGCGGGCTGAATGGCCTGACGCCGGCCTCAGTCGCACGCTTGCGGAGGATGACGAGCACGGCCTGGTCGGTCATGGCCTGGCCCGCGTGCGTCGTTGAGGTGAAGATCGCCCCCGGTATACTCCCCCGCAGCACCAGCCAGTCCTCCAGGGCGGCCTGGGCGCCCCCACTCACGTAGATCGTGCGATCTTTGTTCCCCTTGCCGCCCCGGATAATCAGCTGCCCCTCTCCGCGATCGTAATCTTCGATCTGGAGTGCGACCACCTCGCTGCGGCGTGGCCCGCCGGCGATCATCAAGGCGATCAGCGCCGCGTCGCGCACGCCGGCCGGCGTGGCATCTCGCGCACAGGCGTTGAGGAGCGCGGTCACTTCGTCGAGGCTCAAGGCGCGACCTTTCGGTAGCCGCTCCGCCTTGATCGCCTTGACGTTGGCCGCGCGCTCGTACTCCTCGACCGTCATCTGACCGAGTTGCCAGCATTCCTTGAGCACCCGGCGCAGTGCGGCCAGCATCTTGTTGGCGGTTGCCGGTGCGTAGCGCTCCGCGAGCGCAGTGCGCAGCGCGGCCGTGTGCTGATAGCGCAGCAGGCGCCAGGGACAGTTCAGGGCGTCCGCGTAGCCGAGGGCCTGGGCCATGGTGTCCAGCGAGTGCTGCATCGTCCGTCGGCCCGAGGGGGCCAGCTGGGCGAGGTAGACGGCCGAGGGCGATTGGTCAAGGGTTGGTAACACATGTGTTACCAACTGGGCTGGCGCCGAGCGGACAGCGAGGGGCGCTTCATCGAGCAGGGCGAGATCAGGCATGGTGAGGTCCAATGTTAGGGGAGTTTTGAGAACTGCACTTCTCATAACTGCTTCGTCCTGCTATTCTCGCATGTCCGACCTGAGATCCGAATAGCCCGCCGGCACTCTCGTGCAGCGGGCCGTGTGGGCGGGGCGGGGTGGGAGCGCTGGCCTACCCGCCCGCACTAATCAGTCCGATTGTCCTACCTCTTGTATATACGTGTATATACTCCATTACCAAATCATTACCACCCTACGCCGCCGGCGTCAACGGCAGCTCTGGCCCCTCCCCCGTCCCCGCATCCGGCGGTGTGCGCAGCAGGTACAGCGCCTCCGCCACGCCCCGCGCCGCCGTCTCGTCGCCAAGCACGCGCGCGAGCTGGGCCAGCGCCTCGGATTCGCGCGGGTCGTCGGCGGGGTCGTAGCGTTCGTCAGGCTCGAGCGCTGCCCAAAAGGCCACAACGACGTTACGGACGGCGACCTGGGCGACGATCTGACCTATCAGGGCGGCTTCCGGATCAGGGGTCGGCGGCTCCGGCTCGTCGGCGTCCTGGTGGGCCGACCGTGCCGCCGCGACGAGCGCCGCGCTCTCTGGATCTGGCGTGGCGAACGGGATCTTGAGCGCATCGGCGATGCCGGCGGCGTAGACGAGCGCGAGCGCCGGGACGAGCTGCTCGCGCGACAACAGCGGGACATCCTGTCTGGGCATGTGATTCCTCCTCATTCTATCCGCCGCCGCGTGACTCCTCCAGGAAGCGCATTGTTTCAGCGGCATCGATGCCATACTCGCGGAGCAGTTCTTCCAGGCGCTCTGCGGCCTGTTCGCGGCCCTGTCGCGCGCCGCGCAGGTAGTTACGCAGCTCGATTGACTCTACATCTGTGTGCGTCGCGCTCGTGTCGCGCAGCGCGGCGAGTAGCTGGAGCAGTTCGCTCGCGGGAATGCAATTGTCAGACACTCGAGTCCTCCTCTGTGTTGTATCGACTCGGGCGCCAGGGAGGCTACAGCGGCCCGCCTGGCGCGTCCTGGGGGCATCTCCGCTATGCCCGCTCTTTGCAGTAGATCGCATTCCCCCGATCCATCCCCGTCCGGCCGGGGCAGTAGAAGCTCCCCGGCTTCTTGGTCGACTCCTTCATCGGCTTGCCGTAACGGTCGCAGCTCTCGCACTGACAGGCTGGCGCCCCACGTGCTTTCTCCGCAGCCGCTGCCTGGCGCGCCGCCACGGTCGGCGGAACCGCGCCCAGCTCGCGCAGCCGCGCAACGGTCGCTTTGAACTGCTCGGCGGTGCCACTGAAAGAGACCTCGAAAGGAAAGTCGTCGAGTAGCGCGTGAACCGTGAACGTTGGCACGGGCCGATTCGTTGGCACCGGCGCCGGCTTCTCTGGGAACGCGCGCTCGCTCTCCGGCTCGGCCTCGGCGGCCTGCGGTGTAACTGCGGTGCGACCATCAGTGGTCTGGCGGCGTTCGTCGGCACGACCTCGGGACAGGTCGTTGACGGGCCGGCGGGTCGGGATCGGGCGTTGGGGGTCAGTCATTGGTGGTGCCTCGCTTTCTACATAGCCGATAGACGATAGGGTGATAGCCGATAGTTCGTTGATGGGTCTTTCGGCTATCGTCTATCGGCTATCGTCTATGTTATGCCGTCCGCGCGTCGCTCACCAGCGCGAGCAGCGCCCCGTACTCGGCCAGCCGCGCCGCTCGCTGTGCCTTCTCAGCGGCGACGATGTACTCGCGGTCGCGCCGGCTGTAGCCTTCAATCAGCCCATCCTGGACGCCGAGCTGGTAGCCCTGCTGGTAGCGCGTGCCACTCGCGCCCAGTTCGGCCAGGATAGCGGCGATGAGCTGCGGCGCCTCGCTGGCCGGCAGGGTAAAGGTCTGCGCGCCACGGGTCAGGGTGAGTGTCGCGTCGCGCTTGGTGATGGTGATCATAGCCGGTTTCTCCTCTAAGCGAGAGCGGCGCCGGTAGCGCACCGGCGCCGCAGTCGTACCGCAGTTACGCGGCCATATACCAGTCGTCGGCTTCGGCATAAATCGCCGCCAGTCGCTGCTCGCGCTCAATCTCCTCCGGCAAGGGGAAAAACGGCAACTCCCAGTCCCCTGCTGCGAGCGCCGCGTGCATCGGGCAGGGGTTCTCAGGCGAGCAGGGATCGTCGCCAGGACAGAAGATTGGCGACACATCGGTGTCGGGAGTGTCGCCAATCGCCGCCAGCCGCTCGCGCAGTCCCGCCCGCTCGGCGGCCAGCTCGACGGCATTGATCAGCGCCGGATGCCAGTGAAACTCGCCGCGCTCCCCGGCCTCGCAGGTACAGGTCCACACGCCGCCGATTTGGTAGCAGCGATGCTCCACGGCGCCGGGCCGGCTGGCGGACGGTATCAGGTAGCCCGACGGCGTGGGCGTGGGCCGAACGCCCTTGAGCCACTGGCCCTGCGCGCGGATGAAGGCGTTCCGCTGGCGCTTCCAGAAGGCGCATTCCTCAGCGTCGCCCGTGTCGCGCGCGTCGTAGAGCCGCTGTGTGTCCTTGACCAATTCCTCCAAGGCGGCCCCGATCTGATCGTCGGTGGATAGTTGCATGTTCGTCGTCATGGTGGTATGCTCCTTGTGTCAGGTTTCGGTTCATTGGATAGCGGCCCAGGGGTGTTCGTAGCACTCCTGGGCCGCTTGGCGTCTAGCGCCGTCCGTCCAGCCGTGCAAGCGCCTCGGTGCGCAGCTGCTCGGCCTCCGCGTAGTGCTCGCGGCTGCCGATGTACTCGCCATCCACGAAAACATCCCAATCCTTGTTTTCGCGGTTACGGACGATCTTGGTGCGGTCCATTGGTGGCTCCTTGATGCCTAAATCATAGCTTCCTATGTACCTATGATACCATAGATTTGTCGTTTGTCAATACCTAAATAGGAAGGTATTGACAAACGACAAAAGCCGTGCTATCTTTGGAAGGACAGCAAGCGAGGAGGTTTTGCAATGGCAAAGCGAGTATGGTGGAATGTACGACCGGTCGCGGAAGCGCGGGGAATCAAAACAGCCACGGAGCTGGGGGAGCACATAGGAGTCAATATCAATACAGCGATGGCGCTTTGGGGTGGCCGTTCGCTGCGTGTTGATCGTGACACCTTGACGAAGCTCTGTGAGAAGCTGGAGTGTCAGCCGGGGGATCTGTTGGTGTATGATGACAGGCAAACACGAGCGCCCGGCCTGTCAACTGCGTTGAGTACCGCCTGACAGACCGGGCGCTCGTTGTGGGTTGCCGCTCAGTAACCAGCCGGTCGGCTACCCCACTATGTCCAGTGCCTCTCTCGCTGCTTATCTTTGCCTGCGTCGAAGCACTTTGACAACCCAGGATGTGAATCAACCCTTTGGGTTCCGCGACACCGCGCTGTGTCGGGTCCGTTAACGGCGCCATGCTGCGCCGCGTTATGAACCTATTGTAATCTACGCACCAACGCAGTAACACAGGCGTGCGTAGTATTCACCTTGGAGCGGCGGGCGGGTGGGGTTCCCCGCCGCTCCGCTCTACAGGTCGAGCAGCTTTCGCTTCTGCGCTTGAAACTCTTCGTCGCTCAGAATGCCCCGCTCGCGCAGATCGGCCAAGCGCTCAAGTTGCCCGGCAACATCGACCGGCGCGGCGGCTGGCGCGGGCTGCGTTCGCTGATCAACGCGCTGGCGCACATAGTCGGCAAACGAAGCGCCGGCGGCGTTGATGATGCCCTCGATCTTCAGTGTACGACTATCGATCAACAGTGAGATCGTGGTGTGCATGAAGCCGGACTCATACTGCACTGAGCTGATTCGGTCATAACGAAAACTCTCGGACTGAGTCTTGATCAGCCCCTGATTGACGAACACCAGTCGCCGATCGGTTGCAAGGAGCAGCCCCTTTACCTTGTTGATCTTGCCCTGGACGGCCCGCTCGATCGCCTCTCCCATCTCAAGAACCTTCGAGGCGCCGAGTGCGTCCAGACTCGCCATTTGCGTTTGTTGCGCAGTCCACCCCACTTCCTGGAGTCTGCGCTTGACCTCATCCGGTGTCATAGGCGTTGCCTCTACCGCAACTCTTTAATGAACGTGTACATCACCCATCCGTGGTGCCGCCGCTTGTCTCGACAACCACGCCGTACCGGGGATCGGAGCCGGCAATGCCGCCGGGGACATAGGGTTATATCGTAATGTCGGGCGCGTGGCCTCGTCAGTGCGAGGCAGGGCCGCGCTGCTGCGATTCCTCGAATTGTTGCTCCCATCGCGCTTGTGCTCGCCGAATATCGGCGTTGCTTGCCTCCAGATCCCCATGCAGATTGGGGATCTGCGCTTGAATGGACCGCAGCAACTGTCTCCGCTCCTCATCTGTTTCGGGACGATCAAGCTGGAGGCTCTGAGCGTAGGCCAGGGCCAATTGCCCTACTTCCTGCGACAGAACCTTGATGAGTGCGCGGTGCTGTGTATCGTCGGCCATATCGAACATATAAAGTTCGCGTAACCGAGCGCGCAGGACAGGATGCCGCAGAAACCGCTGTCCAAGCGTTTCGAGAACAGCCAGGTGAGCGAAGAGATGATCGAGAATGAGCGCGGACTCGCGGTTGTAGACCTCGAACGTCTCAGAGACGTTGTAGAAATCGTGGGTGTCGTTGAGCGGAATCGCCTCGATCGCCATCACGCCCTCTTCTTTTGCATGAAAGGAATACACAATGGACCAATCCACCGAGCCACCAAGCATCCACCGGATCGTATTCAGGTCAACTGTCCCGGAGTTGGATATCCAATACCGTATCGACCGCGCGACCCTCGCGCGGATTGCCGACGACTTCCAGCGCGGTGCGGCGAGCGGCGCCTACGATGTGGAGACGGCTGACGGTAAGCCCCGCAAGCTCATGTTCCACTTCGCCGATGTCCTCTTCATCGGATAAACAGCACATCGGTGAAGCGCAGGGCAAGCTTTCGCTTGTAACCGTTGGAGTCCTGAACCTCGTAGACTCCGACCTTCACCTCACACCCACTCTGCGGTCGGCAGGTCCGTGTCGGCCCACAAGACCAGCTGGTGGAGCGCGTAGCCGAAGGCAACCATCTCCTCCAGTGCGCTGTGGGCCTGTGTATCGTCCATGTCCTCCCCACGCAGCCGCGCCCGGTACCTCTCGATCTGCGCGCCCATCAGGGCAAGCAATGCCTGCTGCGTCGGCGCAGCAGCGGTGGGAACGCAGAGGTCTGCCACGGCCCGCGCGATTTGCTGGAGCGCCTCGACGCAGATCGCACTCTCGCTGTCCGTAGCTCCCAGCTCCAATCCGCATTCGACCTCACGCTGGGCGCGCCGCCAGTGGTCGAACAGCGTCTGCACCGCGCCGAGATAGCCGCGCACCTCTGCGGCGGGGGTCAGGAGCTTGTCGGCCACGCGCTACACTCCGCTGATACGATGAAGCGACGATGTTTGCCCGCGCGACGCGGCGCCGGGCGGCTATCAGAGGAGTGGCGTCTACAGATCCGCAACGACCGATCGTCCGGGCGGGAAGAAAATCAGCCCATAGCGGCAGCTCCCGCAGACCACCATAACGTTGAGGACCGTATGTCCATCGGCCTCCATCAGCACGCCGCCATCCGAGCGCAGGATCGGGCGCTTGCAGGCTGGGCAGGTCAATCCGTCAGGAATAACCTTTGCCAGCCAGCGAAAGACCCGGTCGTACTCCATCTTCGTCGCGGGGCGTGGCATCGGCCCTCCGTTATGTTCCGCCCAGCCGCCGGACCTGGATCACCTCCGGGTGCTCGCGTAGCGCCGCCTCGACGACATCGGCGTCGGATGCATCGGGGACGATCAGCGTGCCGGCGTAGGCCATGAGCAGCGCGGCGTCGTAGAGCACCACTGCGGTCGTCGGCCAGGGCGCCGGCTGGCGCCAGAATTCCTCCCGAACTGCGACCTGAAAGCGGACCATATCCTCCAGAAAGGAGCTTACCTGTGAGCACTGAACCGCCGCCCACCTACACTATCGTCTTCAGAACCGGCCAGATGGCGCACTACCGCATCGACAAATCAATCATCGAGCAGATCGCTGACGACTGGAAACGCGGATGCACCGCTGGCGCCTACGATGTCGGGGCGCTGGACGGGAGTTATCGCAAGCTCGTGTTTCGCTTCAGCGACCTGCTCTATATCGGCTAACTCTTGAGTGGTGTAATGCTGAATACCGCGTACCCTGTAACCGCGCTCATGGGGCAGCGGTACCACAGATGCCCGTTCGCGCCATCGTCTAGGCCAACGATCCGTGCGCCTTGCAAGTGAAGAAATGACGAATCGGTCGGCAGCTTCTCCGAGAGCGGTTGCCCAAGCTGTTTCGCCAGTTCGTCCCGATACGCCGCTGCGGTCGTCAGTTGCCCAGACACAAGTGTCTCGCCAACCTGAACCGCCAGGCGGACGACGCCGCCCTGGTCAGTTACGGCTTGCAAGCCCATCAACACGCTGTCGATCGCGTCACCGGTCATTGGTGCTCCTCTTGGCGGGGAGAGTGGGATTTGACCCCCTCCCCATTTACCCAAGAGCCGAGAACCGGTCGGCTCTCGGCCCCTGGGCGGCTCCTTTCGGTCGTCGTGTGGTCGGGGCGGAGGGATTCGAACTCGTACGGGCTACCAGTCCGCCAGCGCGGGCAGGCTCTCCACGGCCGTCCGCGAGTCCTCGGGGTCGCACGCCACATAGATCAGTGTCTGCCGGATCTCCTGGTGGCCCAGCGCCCGTGACACGCTTCTAATATCGCGCCCGTGCCGGTAGGCGTGCGTGGCGAATGTGTGCCGGAGCGTATGCGCACTAAAGACAATCCCCGCGCGGCGGGACGTGCGCGCCATAATCCGCCCGATCCGATCTGGGCTGAGTGCCTCCCCCGCCCAGTCGAAGACCGCCCCCTCGTCCACCCCGCCCTGAAGCGCACGCCAGCGCGCGAGCACCTCGATCAGGACCGGATGCAGCACGACAGAGCGGCCATGGCCCATCTTGGAGAGCCGCACGGTGATCACCCCACTCTGCAGATCGATGTCTCCCCAGATCAGCGCCGCCAGCTCGGCGCGGCGTAGTCCGGCGTAGAGCGCGGTCAGCATGAGCACCTCATCGCGGCGACTGGCCGGCCTGTGCTGTGCTGCAAGAAACGCCACGAGCGCGCGCACCTGCGCCTTGCTCAGGGCGCGCGGAACGGGCTTTGTCCGGCGCGGCGTCGTGAGTGCGGCGGCCGGCGAGATCGCGATTAGCCCTTCCTCAACGGACCAGCGATAGAACGCTCTCAGCGTCCAGACGAGATTGGCGCGCGAGCTGGCACTGAGATGCGCGCGACTGCGGACGAAGCGCCGCAGCTGGGGCGCGGTCGCTTCGTGCCAGGAGAGGCACTCGGCGTCAAGCCAGTGCGCGAGCTGGCGGAGCGATTGGGCGTGGCGCTTACAACTGAGCTTCGCACGCCCGGCGGCGTGCTGATCGGCAAGGAACGCGGCGACACTCGCGTCGAGATCAGGGATCGGTGGGGCGGAGGGATCGGACAAGCGGCGACGCGGGCGGGCGTACGGGGGATCGGGGAAGGCGATGATTGACACGGAATCCTCCTCTTTCGCAACATGGCGACTTTCGCCGCGAATCGAACGGGGCGACCTGGGCGCTTGCGCTGTCCCACAGATTGCAAATGGATTGCAATCCGATTGGACACAGCGCAGCCGCGCGGGCCGAGCGTTCGGCTCACGAGAAAGGAGGAGGCATGTACTAGCGGGTCACAACACTATACGCTCGTTTGCGTGCGAGAGAGGATCTGGGTTTTCGCGTGGGGGCGCGGGTGAGGGATTCGCGCCCCCCCCCTGTAGTAATGAAGGAGGAAAACACACAAAAATCACAAAAGCAAAGTGCCCATAACCTCACAAAAAGCAAAGGCCTGCGGCGCTGCCTCGAAATCGGCGCCGCAGGCCATATCCACTCAGCACAAAGGAGAGCCTTCATGCCGCGTTTGTATTCTACCACCACACCCACCCCGGCCGCCATCCGCGCCGCCGTGGCCCAGCTCGGCGCCGAACATCCCTGGCGCGCCGAGAGAGTGGCCGCCGCCGGCCAGCTGCTGATCCGCGGCGGCTGGAAGGTGGCGCCGGAAGGAGCTGTGTGCTTCGTCGGCGGCGTCGTCGCCACGCACAGCCACTGCACATGCCAGGAGGCGCCGACGATCGAGTGCCTGCATAAGATCGCCGTCCGGGAGCTGCTGCCGCTGTCGGCGGCACTGGCCGCAGCTGCGCGCGAACCGCACGAGGCCAGGGAGGAGCGAGCGGGCGGCGATCTGTCCTGGCCGCCGCCGTACACGCTACGGGCATGCATCGCGCAGACGCCGCGCCTGACGTTGTGGCGCTGGCGGCCGGCCGGCGCGCGCCGGCCGGCCGCGTGAGTTGTTGAACACAAGGAAATGCTTATGCCAGCTCGTCACCCTGCTCGACAACGGATCGAGGTCGATGTGCCGTTCGCGGCCATCCCGCAGGACCTGATCCTCGATCTCTCTATCAAGCCCGCCGCTATGCGGCTCTGGGGCGTGCTCTTTGCCTTCCGCTGGAAGGGCATTGCCCCTGATTTCGATGCCCTTGCGGCGGCTATGGACACCACCGAACGGAGTGTCTACCGCTGGCTGCAAGAGCTCGAGGGGGCGGGCTGGCTGGACTGGGATCGGAACGCCGATCTGCAAGAACGCTTTACACTTCGCACCTCAAAACACGGCGAGAAATTGACACCTGTGTCAATTTCTCCGCCGAGCGCCGAGGAGGAATTGATCCCAGGATCAATAAAATTGACACCACGATCAAAAGAATTGATCCTGGGATCAATAAAATTGACACAGGAGTCAATTTTCGACGCCGCGGACGGCTTAGAGACGCCGCAAACCGATGCGACTCAGAATCATGAGAATCATAAAAGATTCGTTGGTGTTGGTGTTGGGGGGGCGCGCACATTTGCGAATGACCTGGCGGATCGGGGACTCAACCCGACAACTGTACAGGAAATCCTTGATCACGACTACGACCCGGACACGATCCTCCAGTCGCTCGACAACATGCTCGCAGATGCTGCGGACACCGGCCAGGACCGTGACAAAGCGATCGGGCGCTTTGTCACCCGCCTGCGCCTCGCTGCCCCGGAGAAAGGCAAGCCCTATGAAAGACAACAGCGGCCTCCAGGAACTCCGCCAGATCGCGCCCGGCCACCTGGCCCGGCTCTTGGACGTGACCCCACCGCCCACCACGGAAAGCACGGACCAAGCGGCGGATCGGACCTCCGCGACCCCGGCTGGCGCGACCGCCTCCTCGCCGACGCCCTGTCCCGCGCCACTGAAGGCGGCGATAACGGCACCTGAATGCCGTGGCTGTGGGGGGGCGGGCTACTACAAGCTGGCCGTCCCCTACGGCGACCCCAATTGGGGCCGCCTGTTCCCGTGCGGATGCGCGGCCTACGCCAAACAACTCGCCGATCGCACCGCGCGGCTGGGCGACGAGATGGGCGGGCTCACGGATCGGACCTTTGGCTCGCTCCGGCTGGATCGGAAGCTGGAAGGGACGACCTGGGAGGGCAAGCAGATCAGCGTCGCGGCGCAGCGTACGCTGCTCGCCGATGGGGTACGGCGTGCGCGGGCCTACGCAAATCAGCCGCGCGGCTGGCTGTACCTGCACGGCGCCTACGGTGCCGGCAAGTCGCATCTGGCCGCGGCCATCGCGAACGCGCGCGTCCAGGACGGCCACACGGCGCGGTTTCATACCGCCGGTCGGCTGCTGGACAAGCTGACAGCGGCGCTCAGGGACGGCATGGCCGACCGGCTGCTCGACGCGCTGCTGACGTGCGACCTGCTCGTGCTGGACGAACTGGCGCGATCGCACCTGGCTGAGGCCGCCAGCGACTGGCGCTTCACCCGGATCGAGCGGCTCCTCAATGAGCGCATCGGGAGGCCGACCGTCATCACAGCCAACGTCGCGCCCGACGATCTCGCCACGCCGGGCGATTTGCGCGCCGAGCGTGTCGCCGACCGGATCGCCGGCGAGAGCGAGCAAATCTGGCTACCTATCAGCTCGTTCCGGCGCCTCAAGGAACGCACGGCATAAAAAAGGCCCGGCTGTCCTAAGCAGCCAGGCCGGGGGCGAAGGCAACGGCGCCCCACTGAAGGCTCATTTTACACCAGAAAGGCAACGACATGAACGATCTCGTCGACCGCGTGGCAATACTTTTCGGCCTGACCCGCGCGGATCTCATCAGCAGCTCGCGCCGGCGCTACATCGTCGAGGCGCGCCAGGCCGCCGCTTGGGCGCTCAGGACGGCCTACCCGCAGCTCTCTCTGGAGATGATCGGCGCCCGGCTGGGCCGCCGCGACCACACGACGATCAGCTACGCCCTACAGCGCGTGGAGGAGCGGATGCGCGCCGATGCTGACTACGCCGCGATGCTCCACGCGCTGCTGCCGGCGCGGGCGTCGGCGCCACCGGACGGCGCGGATCGGCGGATGCGGCGGGCCGTGCGACGTGTGGGGGAGGCGTGGTGGGCAGGGCAGGGGATGCCAAGGATGCCGCTGGCGGCGTAGAGGAGCAAGCCATGACCACCAGACTCGACACCTACGACCAGGTCCGCGCCGCCGCCATCCGCGTTCAGACCTGCCAGAGCCAACTGGCGGACGGCATGCCGCTCGACCTCGATGCGCAGCGTGAGATCCTGGACATCGCCTACGCCGCGCTGCTCATCGCCGCTCACGCGCGGACGAGCGCGGAGGCGCCAGCGAGCGCGTGGCGTGAGGATGGCGACGGCGAGCGCGGCGAGGTGCCGGCGTGGCTGGCGAAACTCTGGGATGACGACGTGCCGCTGCCGAGGCCGCCGCTGCCGGGGCTATCCAGGGAGACGGAGTAGACACAGACAGGCCCGGCCGCCAGAAACAGCCGGGCCAGGGCGGAGGGAACGGCCGCCCGATGAAACCTCATCATACCAGAAAGGGAACACCATGACCACCGAAACACCCGCAACCAAGATCGTGATCGTCGCCGGACAGGAGTTCAGTGTCTCTGCGGAGACAGACAACGAGACGATTCGCCAGCAGCTCGTCTCGATGGGCTTCGCCGACGTGGCGACCGCCAAGATCGAGGAAGGGAAACGCACTGCCGGCGAGCAGGAGTTGATCACCGTCGAGTTCGTCAAGAAGGCCGGCACCAAGGGATTGTCCGGCGCCGAGCTGGCCGCGCTGCTCAGGGAGGTGCCGCGCGCCTCTGTCGCCACCGCGACGACCCGCCTCGCTCCTGCCCAGCGCCGCGTGCTCCACGACCTTGCCAGCGGCGCCTACACGTTCGCCAGCGCCGCCGCAGCCGCCGCTGAGATCGAAGCGGCGTTGGACGCGGCGGAGGCCGAGATGTACCACCAGCCCAGCCATGAAGGAGCACAGCTATGCAGCCGCGTGGAGCCACTCTCTGCCGCCGCCGCCCCCAGCTGCCCGTCCGGGTGGTAGACACGGCGCGTTCCTACCGCCCCCGGTCGCCGCTCTCCGGCTATCAGGCCGATGGCTACCGCGCCGGGCTCTTGGCTGCGCAGCTGCTCGCCGAGCATTTCCCGGCTGCCTACGATAAGCACGTCGCTGCACGCGCGGTGACGCCATCGCACCTGTACGCGGTCGCCGTGACATTTCTCAGCCTAGTCAATCGCCACATGTTCCCGCTCCAGGATAGCTGGGATTTCGAGCTGGTCGTGTACGGGGACATCGTGGCAGGCGCATTCGGGCATGGTGAGGGTGACGACGTCTGCCTCTCCTCGCTCGTCGAGGGCAAGTGGCAGCTCCAGCAGCCCAACCCCGCCTTCTACGGGATCGGCGTCCAGCTCGCGATGGGCGACGGGCTCGACGTGGAGCCGGAGGAGCTACAGTACGACGCGTTGACCGTGTTTTTGTGGTGGCTGGCCGATCGGACCCAGTGGCGACTCGGCGTCGATCTGGGCCACTATACCGGGCCTCACACCGACGAGTTGGCCGACGTGCTCGAGGCGGCGTCGCAGCTGCCACCAGGGACGCCGATGGAGGATCTGTGTGCGGCCTTCGACGCCGAGCCCTCGTCCTACGGCGCCTCGATGGGGAGGCTCCTAGCCTACGCCTTCGGCCAGACCGATAACTGCCTCGCGGACACCTCGTACTCGGAAATTTTGCATGTCTACGAGGGGCGATCCGATTTGACCTGGAACGACACGCGCGATCTCATCAAGCTCGCGGTGGAGGCGCAGCAGATCGCCTCCGCCTACGAGATCTGGCATGCGCATGTCGCGACGGACTCGCAGGCACTTCTCGCGCTCTCCGCGAGGTTGTGCGAACTCGCGGCGCCGCTGGCTAAGGAGGCCACGCGGACCAAGACGCTGATCGAGCTATTGGTGTCTGGCGCCGAAGGGCGGGCCGATCCGACCTGGGCCGACGACTACCCCTACAACCTGGGTGACGATGGAACGGAGGTGCTTGATGGCGACGACTAATAAGGCAATCGAGACCACCCGACAGAGGCCCTGGCGGAGGTGCCTCATGCACTCCCGCCCACATCGGCCCGATGTGGTCGTGGTCGGCAAAGAGCCGCTCGCCGAGCTGCGGATCTACGACGATATGGTGCTCCTCACGCGGCGCGACAGCAACGGCTGCTGGCGCTCCTACCCGGTCCATCCCGATGCACTGGCCCAGTGTCTGGGCCGTGTCCCTGTGAGCCTGGGGCTCTTGCCCGGCGGCACAATCGGCGCCGGCCGTATTGACGGCGATCCGTTCTACGTCGCCTATGTGGCGCCGCGCACGGCGCGGCTCCAGACGCCGGAGCGGATGTACACCATCCCGCTGCCGCCGCTCGTCTGGTGTGGGTGGGGCAACGACTACCGGATCTGGGCGCTTGCGCCTGAGCGACCGAACACGATCAACGCCGGCCTGCCGCTCTATCACGCGCCGTTTCCGAACTGCTACGGCGACGGGCGGATCTGCTGGGGCAACGTGGGAAACATTCCCTGGGCCGCGCCGAGCACGGTTCTGAAGGTTTTGCGGCTCTTCCTGGAGGACAGCCAGTTCAACCTCCACATCGCCGGCGGCAAGAGCAAAGCCTACCCGGTCTCCGTGGTCGCCCAGTGGGCGGCGCTGGAGGAGTCAGGCGCCGAGTCCTATCCACTCGGCGACCTGGAGCCGACGGGACGAACGCTTGAGACGGCGCTCTCGGGCCGGCTGTGGGGAGGCTGGCGATGAGCGACTTAGCCGCTACCTTCTCCAGCCTGGTCCGGCGCCACATCGCCACACCGGCCGCGCCGTTGCCCGCCCCACAGCCAGGCATCACCTGGGTGTGGGCCGCGAACGGTATTTGGAAACGCGGCGTCACGCGCGATCTCGACATCCTCATCCGCGTCGGCGACGCCATGGCCGTGCCGGGCCTGGCCGCGCTGCTGCCGCACGTCCGCTACCGCGCCTGGCCGAAGCGACTGCCGGGCCAGCTCCTCGCACCACTGCTCGCCGATGCGCGGCGTGCTGGTGGCGGAGACGGCGCGATCCTGCGGCCGATCGAGAAGCAGTACTTTCTCATCTGGCGCGATCAGGATGTGCGCCTCATCGCCCCCACCGGCCAGGACGCGAGCAGCGCGCGCGTCTCCTACGCGATGCCCGCGCGCGGCGTCGTGCTCTGTGACATCCACAGCCATCACGAGATGGCTGCGTACTTCAGTGCAACCGACGACCGCGACGACACGGCGAGCGGCGTGAGTGTCTCGGCGGTCGTCGGGCGGATCTTCACGCGGCCGGAGATCCGTGTGCGGCTGAACGTCTACGGCGCGCGACTGGAGGTGCCAGCCGCGCTCGTCTTTGACAATCTCGGGCCGTTTGTGGATGCCGGCGGGACTGGCCGTCTGCAGAACGGCCAGATCCATGTAGCGGGAACCGTGTTGTATCAGGAAGAGACCGGGATCGATGATGAGTCGCTCCTGGTGGTCGCAGACGGGCGGGGCAGCGCATCCGCGCTGCTGATCTACACCAAGCACGGTCAGTACCCGCTCCATCACTCCGAGAACCGGCGCTGGTCATTCCCAACGGAGCAAGCGGCCCTGGACGCTGTACCCACATTATTACAGGAGGGCGATGATGCAGACCTTATCGATTGACCCGCCCATCCCCTTCGTGTTGCCGAGCGACCTCCCTGTTCACGCGATCCTGGTTGGCTGCGGTGGTACGGGCTCACACATTGCGCAGTCGCTCGCGCGGCTCGCCTCCCACCTGCGCGACACAGGCGGGAGGCCGCTGCACCTGACCTTTATCGACGGCGACGTGGTGGAGCGCAAAAACGTCGGGCGGCAGCTGTTTTGTCCGGCCGAGATCGGGCAGAACAAGGCGCAGACGCTCGCGGCAAGGCTCTCGGCCGCGTTGGGGCTCTCTATCGCAGCGATCTCAGAGATGGCGACCATTGATCTACTGCGCCGACTCCGCGGCCGGAGCGACCTCACGATCCTTGTCGGCGCAGTCGATAGCGCGACCGGGCGGGGGGCGATCGCCGATCTGCTCGCCGACCACACGCCACCGATCTGGCTCGACTGCGGCAACCACGAGCACAGCGGCCAGGTGGCGGTCGGCAACACGGTCAACCGCGAGCTACTGCGCGGCTGCCTTTCCCTTGGCGGCATCTGCGCGGCGCTGCCATCTCCGCACCTGGTCTATCCCGATCTGCTCAAGGAGGCGCCCGTGCGGCCCCGCGCGGACTGCGCGGCGGCGATGGAGGACAATGCGCAGAGTTTGATGGTCAATCAGCAGATCGCCGCCGTGGCGGCGCAGTATCTCTATCAGATCGTGGTGAGGCGCCAACTGACAATGTTCTGCACGACTGTCGATCTCGGCGGCCTGGTGATGCGCAGTCTGCCGATCACGGCACGAGCGATCGCAGAGGCGGTGGGTCTGGCGCCGGGGGATCTAACTGAACAACCCAAGAAGACGACCAAAAAGAAAGCGAGAGCGGCATGACGACCGATCTTCTCTACAAGCAGACTCAGCTCTTTGCTGAGGACCTGCCGGACCATGAGGCCCAGCTCGGCCGCTACACGGCGGCCGGACTGACCTCGCCCCAGGCGTTTGTCCTGGAGACCCACGCCGCGAAGATCATCTCGATTGGTCGCCGGGCGATCGTCGAGATCGGGCGCGAATTACTGGCGGCCCGTGAGGTTGCCGAGCACGGAACCTGGGGGCCGTTCCTGGAGCGCTGCGGGATCGAAGAGCGCACCGCGCGCAACTATATGAATGTCGCCGAGCGGTTCGGCGACAAACCGGAAATAATTTCCGCTTTGCCACCCACGGCGCTCTACGCGATGGCGGCACCGAGCGCTGACCCGGCCCTCGTCGGCGAGATCGTCGAGGAGGTGCGCACCGGCGCACCTCCTCCGAGTGTCCAGGAGGTCAAACAGCGCCTTGCGCCCTCCCGCCCGGCCAGCACGCCTCCAGCCCCTCCCGCCCGGCCCGCAACGCCGCCCCCGCTCCCGGCCGCATTGACCCCGCTCCAGCCAGCCCTGCCCCCGCCAGGCGGCGAGGAGGAGATCGCGCGCGCCGCTGCACCTACACCGCCGGCGCCAGCGCTGACCCCACTCGCACCCGCCGCGCTCCCGCCGCCGCTTGTCCCCGTAGCTGCGCCCGCAGGACCGGATCGCCAGGCACTGGTCCAGGCCAGTGTGTTGGAGATGCTGACGTATCAGCTCCACACAGAGGCGCAGGTGGCCCTCCAGCGCCTGAGACAGGAGGCGCAGGCGGCTGGTGTCCCGATACCAGCCGCCTCGATCGCTGCGCAGGCGCTCCGGTTCGCCGCACAGCAGCTGCTCTCTAGTCTGGCGCTGAAGGCGCAGGCGGGGATGCTGGCGTTGAACGCGACAGTGACGGATCGGGTGGCCGATGCGCCCGAGGCGCCGCCGCTCCTGACGGCCATCGTCGAGCAGACCGTCGCCGGCGTGGAGGCACGAATCGCGCACGGCCTCGTCGGCGACGAGCTAGGCGTGCTGCGGTCGTGCGAGGCGGATCTGCAGGACCTCTCCGAGCAACTCGACGACCGGACCTATGAGGCATTGGCGCAGCGGATCGGCGCGGCGCGGCGGCAGATCGAGCAGGCGGTCGAGAGCGAGGTGCCGGCGTGAGCGACAGGGAGATCCGCACCGGCACATGCGAACGCTGCGGCGCGCCCGCTGTGCTCGACGCCGATGGCGCTTGTGCCGTCTATCTGACAGATTGCCTGAAGCGCCAGCTGGAGCAGGCCTGGGCGCGCCATCTGGCACTCCGGGCGCGCATGGAAACAGCCGAGCGCGAGTACGCCGACGTGCGCGATGCCATCATCGCCGCCTTCGACCCGCAGGACGACGAAAGCGCCGAGATCACGATCCTTATTGAGGCCGTCGAGGATGCGCGCGACCACCTCGATATGCTGTACGAGGCGCATGACGTGGCTGTGGCGGTCGCGGACGCCTGGCGCTCTGACGCGATAGCCGAGCGCGAGCGCGCCGAAGCCGGGAGTGTGCTGCTCGCCGAGCTGGCGGCGGCGCGAGCGATCCTCGATTTTATGTGGGCCGATGTCGATCTCTACTATGAGGCGGCGCGGAAACATGGCCGGCACATCGACTTCGGGCGCCTGTTCGACGCCTGGGCGAAAGCGAGAGGAGCAAGCGATGCGGCCTGAAGACATCCGCCGACTGTATCGCGAGGTCGATCCCGCGACGGCGCAGGAGGCCGCCTCGGCAGCCAGCGAGGCACGGACTGATCCAGAACAGGCGCGGCGAGTGATTGCAGTGCTCTACTCGCTCTCAGTCGAGGATCGGGTATTTGCCATGCTGCTGAAGCTGTTCCTGGAGGGGATGCTGATGCGGCTGATCGAGGAGCGGGCGCAACAGGACGACGGCTACGCGCTCATCTGCGGGCAGCTCATCGTCGAGTTGATGGAGAAGATGCAGCCGCCTATGCGCGGCCGTGCGCGGCCGGCGAAGAGCGCGTGAAGGCGAGGCGACAATGATCAAGCGTCTACGGGCGGGGCGCTTCGACGGCGCCAGATTGGAGATCGTGCTCGATCTCGGCCGGAAAGAGTTCGAGATCACGATGGTGGGCGTGCCGGACGCGGAGGCCGATCGACTAGAGGCGGTCGCGCAGCGCTTCGGCCAGGACGGCAATGTGCGCGATGCGCTGATTACGCTCCGCTCACAAGGCTGGTCGCTTTGGCTTGAAATCGACGAGGCGACAATGCAGTTTTTGATTCGCGAGCTGGGGGCAAATGATGAGCGACCCGCAGACTCCTGACGAGTGGCAGGCGGCGGTGGACGGCGCCGGCTTCCTGCTAATGTTGGACGCGGCGCAGCAGTACGGCCTCATCGTCGGCGCAGAGGGCATCAATGCCGAGCGCTGCCAAGAGATCTTGGAGCGCGGCGCGGATCTCGGCATCTTCCCCTCGTCGCCCGATCTCAGGCAGGCAGAGATCGGCCGCTGGCTGCGCCGCAGTCGCCACGCACTCGGCGTCACGCAGCACCAGATAGCCGAGCGTGCCAGCGTCTCAACGCCATGGATCTCACAAATCGAGCGCGGGCGCTTTAGCTGCTCTGTAGCGCAGCTGGCGCGGCTACGGGCGGCGATTGAGGGGCTGAGAAAGGAGCAGAAAACGAATGAGTGAGTGGATGAGTCGTCTGACCGTGGCGGAGGCCGTTGCCGTCGCGGACGCGCGGGCCTACGTCGCACGGAGCTGCGGCTCCGTGCTGGAGCGCCTCGTCGCCCGCCTCGCCGCGTTGCTCGACGAGGCAGAGCGGGGCCGTGCATCCGACGTGCCGCAGCAGCCCGATCCGGCGCGGGATGCCTTCGTGGCGCACCTGGCGGCGTGCGCGGTGTGCTGCGCGGAAGAAGGAGCGAGCGAGTGAGTGAGCAGCCCACGGCCTTCAAGCGACGTGGAGGCGCTGCTGGCGGTGCTCCGCGAGCAGGCGGCGCGGATCGCGCAGCTGGAGCAGCAGCTCGATCGCCAGCAGGTCGAGGCTCAGGCGCAGGCGCGCGCCAGGGAGCACGCCGAGCGACTCCTGGCGCTGCTCTCGCTGGAGGAACACATGCGCCTCGTCGAGCGCAATATCGTGCGGGAGTTTCCTGATCTCGGCCCGGCCTCTGTCATCGCGCCCGACGCCGACGACGCGGCGCGCCAGGCGTTCGCCGCCGAGATCATCGAACTGGCCGCGCGGACGCTGGAGCGGCAAGGTCCCGACGATCCGCTCGTCAATCTGCGTGCCGCCGAGCGATGTGCGGCGATCGTGCGGACACTGAAAGAACAGAAGGAGTCCCATGAATAACACGTGGCGCCGCAAACTCCTGGCACTCCTGAGCGTGCCACTGCTGGCCGTGCCGAGCGCGGTCGGCGTCTACGCCTATCTCGTGCCGGAGAGCGGTCAGATCGCCGCCGGCCTGGCGGCGGCGGGGTTCGAGGTGCTGTACATCGGCGTCAATATCCTGGTCATCGCCAGCCCGGATCTGCGCCGGTACGCGCGCAATGTCAGCTTGGCCGCCGTGGTAGTGGCGGTGTTGATGAACTCGCTCGCGCACTACGGCCTCAAAGTGCCGAGTGCCTACGCTGGTGCGTTGTTCGATCCGCTCGCGGCAATGCTGGCGCTGATCGCCTCGGCGCCGTTGGCTGGCCTGGCCTACGCGGTCTCGGTGCTGCTCCACCGCCTGAGCGAGGCCGATGTGCGAACGCATGCGGCTGATGTGCAGTTGCGCGCGGAGCTTGCACACAGAGACACGGAGATCGCACAGCTCCGGGACAATCTCGCACAACAGCAGGACGCCGCTGCGCAAGCGCGCACGGATCTTGCACAGGAGGCGCGGCGCACGCGCGAGCTTGAGGCGTTGCTCGCACAGCGCGACGCCGAGATCGCACGCCTCCAGGAAGCTGCCGCACCCCCTCCGCCAGCCGATGCGCTGGACCTGCCAAAGATCGCACAGGCGCTGCGCGAGCCGCGTGCGACGAGTTGGCGCGAGATCGAGGCACTGCTCGGCGTCGCACAGTCCACGCTGCGTGGTCGGCTGGAGGCGCGCGAGCGGCGGAACGGACACGACAAGGAGATTCTGACGTAGGCAACACCAAGGCCCGCGCGTGCGACGAACACGCCGGGCCAGTGACCGCATTAGTGTAGGTAATGCGGCGATGCGATGATACCAAACGCACCGCCGCATGACAAGTGTAGGAGGTGCGTTTATGTATGATACCTATCGCAAAGTCATGCGCGCCCAGCGCCAGGGCACGCACGGCTCGGACGCCAAAACCATGCTGCTGCTGCTGGCCCTGGTCGCCATGGGAGGCTCGGCGGTCTACTGGTGGGGCGTCCAATCTGGGCTGACCACCAATAAAGTGGTTGCCGTCGCCTACACCGCTATTTTGGTGTTGGCGCCGCCGGTCCTGGTCTCGTTCCTGATCCCCTGGTCGCCGGGTGGCATGTTGTTGCAAAAGGTCCACGCGCGTACCTGGGGCTTCCCAGTGGTCATCGGCGCCGCGTTGTACCTGATCTACTACTCCTTCCAGATTCAGTGGAGCTGGTGGGCCGCGCAGCCGGTCGTCGCCGAGACCGGTCTGATCTGGCAGCAGGTCCTGATCGGAATCATCGGCTTCATCATCATCCCGGCGCTGCTCTGGACGCCGGTAAGCGACGAGGAGCTGGTCGAGAAGGTTAAGCAGGCGCACCTGGTCAAGCGCTATGAGATGCAGACCGCCGCGGATATTGCCATCCTCGACGCGACGCTGCTGCGCCACCAGACCCGCGCCACGGTCGGGCTGGCGAACTTGTCGGGCGCCGAGCGCCAGGAGTTGGCCGATGCACAGCGCCAACTCGTCAGCGGGATCGACACGACGCTCCAGCGGATCGCTGGCAACATGAACGAGGCGGCACAGACGGTGTACGGCGCGCACGGCAGGGATATGTTCAGCGCGCCGGCCTTCGCTGATGACCTCGCCGGCATCCTCGAATACATCGCGACGGCGCTGGATGGCATGCGAATCGGCGAGACCACGCCGGCGCTCCCCGCGCCTGACGACGCCTCGTTGCTCGAGCGCGCGCGTAGCGCGTCAGAAGGCACCAAACCGCACGAAGAGCGCGACACGGAAACGCATCGCACGGATGCGTTGCCCGACGATGCGGCACGACGCCACAACGCACCATATACCGACCAGTATCGTATTGCCCGCCGCGCGCTTCGCGATGCATGGACCGTCAAGGACCTGGCGCGCGTGTTGGCGGTCGAGGAGTCGACGGCGCGCGGGCGCAAGGGCGCGTGGGAGCAGGCAGGGCTAGTGAGTGGGCGTGGTCTCCCGAACGGCCGTTACAGCTTTACAGAACATGAGGTGCAATGATGGGGGTGGTCCATTTTCCCCGCGATGGTGCGGGTCGCATCATCGTCGATCCAAACGAGCTGGACGCGCAGGTGATCGCTGGGGTGGCGCCCAGCGCGCCAGCTGCACCCGAGATGCCGCGCCCGGTGCGTGCAATCTCGCCCGCATCGCGCGCAGCGCCAGCGCTACCCGAAGCGGTGCCGCTGATCACATGGCAGTCGGCAGCAATCACGGCGGTGCTTCTGCTACTTGCTGCCCTGGTCGTCGTCGTGATGGCACACGAGATCCCGGCGCGGCCACTCGTCGGACGACCCACCGCGCCGCCCGTAGCTCCGACCGCCGCACCGCCGACCGTGACCTCGTTTGGCGCGCCGCTCGACGCGGCCATCGTGGCCTACTTTGATTTTCAGCAGCCGGACACCGCCACGGCGCTCGACCGCGATACGCGCGTGCAGCCGATTGCGCGGATCGGCCATGCGTGGCTCCAGCTGCAGCTCGCAAGCGGCACCGCGGTGTGGGTGCGCTGGCGCGATCTCCCCGCCCCTGGTGCCGCGCTCGACCAACTCCCAGATCTGGCGCCGCCGCCCACGCCGCTCCCCACCGATCCGCCGACCGCCGCGCCGGCGCCCATCTACGCGCCCCAGCCGACCATCGACACCCGGCCTGTGTCGTGCGTCACCACCGAAGCCGGCCAGCTCTGCCGACGCGGCCTGGATGCGCACGACGCCGACGCGGCCACCGCGATCGCGGCGACGAGCCAGGCATACAACGCGCCGTTCCAGCAGGCGTACGACGCGACGGCGACGGCTGTGTCGGGGCGCTGAGGACGCACATCCGTGACACTGCTTGCAGAGACATAAACGCGGCGATTGCGGAAGTTCCGCAGTCGCCATTCTATCTGAAAGGAGATCTTAATGCCTCGCTCCCTCATCGCCGCCCTCATCGTTCTCGCGCTTTTGCTCGCCGCCCCGTATGCCGCACCGCCCGTGCGCGCCGACGACCCACCCACGCCGACCAGTACGCCGACCGCGACCAGTATCGGGATTCCGGCGCCCTACTACGTGCGATTGCCGGTGCTGACGCGGTAGGCGCGCTGCATAGCAAGGCCCGCGCGTGATGTGTCGCACGCCGGGCCGATAGCCGCGCCGGAGTGAGCAGCGCGATGCGGTGCATCCTAGCAGATGCCGCACCATTCGACAAATTAAATGGCAAAATGGCGCCCCTGGGAAAGTTCCAGGAGCGCCATTTTGTGTCACGTAACGACCAGGCGATAGTACATCGCCGCCTCGACCACTATCGTCCCCGGTGCGCCATTTTTGACATCCACAAGCACACGCGTCTCGCTCGACGTGCCGGGGTTTTGGGTAATCGACGCCGCCGCGGTCTCCACCACGGTGAGTGCCCCCGCCGATTGGCCGTTCGTGTTGTAGAGCAAGTTTGTTGTTCCAGCGAAATTTGATTGGAGCGCGATGCGCCAATTGTTGACGCCAGTCTGGGGCACCGAGCAGGTCACAAAGTATATCACACGCGTGATATACAACTTGTAATCAGAGCGGGTCAGCGTGCGTGCGAACGCCTGCGGGACGCCGCCGCCGTAGGCCGCGCCGGCGGCAACGGTAAAGACGTAGTCCGTAATCGGAGCGAAGTACTCATTCATTGTCAACCACTGACTGCCGTCGTAGAAACACTCGATATCCAGATCGGTGCGCGTGAAGCGGTCGTCGGCCTGCAGCCCGCCCGGCACATCCGCGCTCGCCGGGAAGGCGGTGCCGCGGCCGAGGTTGCGTGTGCCGTCGAAGGCGTGGAAATACGAGGCAAGCTGCTCGCGCAGATACTGGATCAGCTGCTCGTCGTTCATCTCAGCCTCGCCAGTCGTGCGTCGAGGGCATCGCTGGCTTGGGGCTCCAGCGACACCCCCACGCTGCCGCTTGAGATCGAGCACACGACCCGCTCGACATACTTGCGCGCGGACTCGTCGGCGGCGGTGCTGACGGCTGCCACATCAAGCAGATCCACGATCTGGTACATCGCATCGGGTCGGATGCGCCAAGGGGAGACCACGCCGCCCGCCGCATCGCGGATGACGCCTTCGCGGAGATAGCGCTGGTAGGTCGTCGTCGTCGGCGTCGCGCCGGCCCACGGCTTAACAGTGAGCTTGCGCCCCTCGTAGATGCCCCAGGCCAGGCGCTGGCCGCCGCTGTTGCCCTGCTTGAGCAGCGCTTCGATCTTGCTCAGGACGGGTGTGTCCGGCGCGATCGTCTCCACGTCGCTGATGCCCGAGGCGGTCACGTTACTGAAGTCGGTGCTGAAGAAATTATTCGTGCTGTTGTAGGAGGTGATCAGGTTCTGGACCTGCGTGGTTGTGGCGGTGCTACTGGTGCTGGTGTTGCTGGTCAGGAGCCAGCGCAGTAGGTCATACCAGCCGACGAAGTAGAGCGTCACTGTGATGTCGCCCAGGTCGCCCGTGCGCACCTCACTTGTGCTCGGCGCCATGGGGTTTTTGCGGCGCGCCAACTCGGCCGTAGCGTGGTTGAGCGCGGCGGTGGCGGTCGATCCTGGCAGACTAAGGACGGTATCTTTGACTCCATAGATCGCCTGGCTCGCCGTGTCGTTCACGAGCGCGGTCGTACCGGGCGTACCAAGCCGTGTGGTGTAGCGGCAGCGCACGCGATTCGCCATTGGGTCGAGCGCCTTCGACTGTGGCTCCTGGCCGAATGTGGCATCCACCCGGATTAGCGCCCCTTCCCAGATGGTCTCGGCGTCTGGCCCATACACGACCGTCGAGTACATCAGGCAGTCGAGCCAGTCCTTGGCCTCGCCCTCGGTGGCACTGAGGCCCATCACCATCGACTCAAATCCCTTCGTTGCCGCGATCGCCTGCTCGTAGCGCACGATTCGGTTGCGGACACGACCGCCGAGTAACGGATCGGCGGTCGTGCCAGGAACGCCGCCCGTGCCAGGCGCAAAGAGCGCAGGCGTGATGCCGAGTGGTGCGAGCATCAGGTGCTTCCTCGCAACGTCCGGTAGAGCGGCGCGAGCTGGGCCGTAATCGTGGCGGTCGTCGTCTTGTCGTGCAAACCGCTCTGGTCGATCCAGGCAAGATACAGGCTCGCGCCGGAAAACGCGCGCGGCAGCCGGCCGCGAATGAGGCGCGGGTCAAACGTCTGATTGTCCGAGGTACGCGCCATATAGGCCACGGGCGGGCTGGAAGGCAGCCAACCGGAGGGGCTGACGCCGTTATTCGTCGCCCCTTCGAGATAGAGGTATTTGGTCGTCGAGGGGACGTCGAATCCGGAATTGACCACACAGAAATCGTAATAGAGCAGCACCTCCACGTAGTCGAGCGTAGCCGTGACGCTCGTGCCATCTGAGGAGCGGATCGTGATCACAATCTGCGCCTGAATGCTGGTCGGGAGCGGTCGGCGAAAGAAAGACAGATCGAAGTCACCAAAGTCGATTAGGCTCGCGGTCGCGTTTGCCGCCGCGAGCCAGGCAGAGGTATAGATCGATGTGCTGCCGTTGATGTCGATGACGTCGACCTTGAATTGCGCCTTGCTCAGGTTCGTGAAGGTCGTCAGGCGGCCCAGCACGCGCCCACGTAAGCCGCGCTTGACGGCACTGCCGAGCGTGACGGTCTGAGTGGTGTACGTGGTTGAGGTGGTGGTGGTCTTCGCCTGATTGACCGAGGCGTAGACTTGGGTATCGACGCTTGCGGCGTAGAGTGTCGAGATCGTGGAGCCGACGACGCCCAGCACCTTGATGTTGAGCGGCATTCCCGTGTAGATCAAATCGCCCGTCAGCGCCCCCAGGCTCTGCGTGTCCTTGTTCGCGCCCGTCCCATTGTTGGTGAAGGTCGCGGCGTTGATGAGCGTCGTGAGGCTGGAGACGCCAAAGAATGGCGAGCGTATCCAGGTGATCGTCGCGCGGATCAGACTGCTTGTGCGTTCCGATCCGAGCACGCGCGGGTCCTCCTCCACGTCGCCGGTGTAGATCTCCGCGTATCCGGTATTGGTTGTGCTGTGGGGCAGGATGGCGAGCGAGAGCGGGTAGCTGTAACCGCCCTGCTGGAGCAACTCCTTGAGCGTCTGGAGCTGCGCGACCGCATCGTCGCGACTGCTCCCCTGCACGACGATCGGGACGGTCTCGGCGACGTTGTCAAAGGTTTCAAGCAGCAGATCCGCGCCATCGCGGAACGGCGCCCCACCCGCCCAGATTGGCCGCCGGGTCGCCGCACGGGGCGACCATGTGTCGCTTTGGAGCACGAAGGGCGTGGTCGTCGCGCCGCTGGCCGCGCCGCCAGCGACGGGCGTCCCGGTCGTGTTGTTGAGGTGGATCGTGTTGCCGAGCAGGATCGTGGTTCCCATCGTTATCTCCGCCCAAAGGTGCGGTCGTTCAGCTCGCGGAGCGCCCGCTGCGCCCCCTTGTAGCCGGCCTCCTCGACCGCGCGAGGGTCGATCGCGCCGCGCGCGTCCACATTGACCGTCAGGTTGATGGTCGTTCCACCGCCCGCGCCGCCCGCGCCGCCGAGCAGGCCGAACGCCGCGCCTGCGACGCCGCTGGGGGCGTCGCTCGCCGGCACGGCGGCCAGCCTGATCAGCGCGTCGGCCTGCGCCGAGAGAGCGCTGGAGGCATGTTGGAGCGCGGTCATGTCGGCGGCCGGGATCGTGACTGCGATCGCGCCCAGGCGCTTCGCTGCGCCGAGCGCCAGGATCGACTGATCTTCAAATAGCTGGAGCTTGGTTGGGTCGAGCGCGTAGTCACCGCTGTTGATGGCCTCGAAGACCAGTAGGCCGTCTTTGACGGTGGCAAACGTGTGAGCGGTCGCCTCGGCGAACGCGGATGCAGCCGGCAGCGCCTGCGCGTCATAGGTCGCGGCAGCGGCTGCGAACGCCTGCGTCACGCGATTGGCGTCGGCGGCCACCTGCTGGATCTGGTCGTCGGTCGGCGGGTGATAGTCCGTAAACATGTCGCCGGAGAGCGAGAGTGCGTCTTTGAGCGCGCCGATCGCCTTGCCCTCGGCGTCACCAAAGCGCCCGACGACGGCGGCTTGCTCCTCTGTGATGGGGATCAGCGCGGCCTCAATGGCGGCGACAACCCCGGCGACTTCGCGCGCCAGCTGATTGACAGTAGTGGCGCCCTCTGGCATCCCCATGGCGTCCAGGAGGCTGGCGGGGTCGAACAGGAGCGGCGCCCCGACATTCTGCATCGCCGTGCGTAGATCAAGGATGCTCTTGAGGGGGGCGGTGCTGCTCTCGGCGGCCGACGCGAAGTGAGCGAGCGCGTCGGCTTCAGCCTGAGTCGTCGGCGTGAGCGCCGACTCCAGCGCGGCGACAACCCCGGCGACTTCGCGCGCCAGCTGATTGACAGTAGTGGCGCCCTCTGGCATCCCCATGGCGTCCAGGAGGCTGGCGGGGTCGAACAGGAGCGGCGCCCCGACATTCTGCATCGCCGTGCGTAGATCAAGGATGCTCTTGAGGGGGGCGACTGTGTTGCCCACCACGCCGGCCCACAGTCCGACAGCGTCGGCCTCGGCCTGGGTCGTCGGGATGAGGCTGGCGCTAAAGACAGCCACCACGGCAGCGATCTCGCGCGTGAGCGCCTGCACCACCGCCACATCCAGCGGCGGCCGCAGCTCGGCCAGACTCACGCGCAGATCCGCGCCGCTCTTGAGGATGGCGACCGCCTTGCCCTCCACGTCGGCATAGCGGCCGGCAGCGGCGGCCTCTTTCTCAGAGATGGGGATGATCTGACTCTGGAGCGCCGCAACGACGGCCTGCGCCTCGGCAAGCAGCGCCGCGACGTACGCCTGGTTGAGCGGAGGAGCCGGTTCGCCCAGCGCCTCCACGGCGGCGGCCATGTCGTCGATGATCTTGACCGCCGTGCCGACGCGCTCGCCGTAGCGCTTGAGCAGATCAGTATTGGTGTGGTCGGCCTGCGCGTAGGTCGCGGCCAGCGTGAGCAGTTGGTTGGCCTCGGCCAGCGTGGATGCTGCGCCGGATGTATCGCCGCCAGCAGCCCCAGGCGCTGCGTCCGCCCCGCCTGCCAGGACTGTCCCGCCGCCGGCCAGCGCCACCATGTTGTGGCCGACGCGCGTCTGGCCGCGCCCGGAGAGCGGGATGACATGGACCAACTCCTGCCCGCCGGGGTTGTCGCCGACCGTCAGGGTCGTCGGGCCGCGCGTGACGAAGGTGCCGCCGCCCGCCGCAGCGTTGCCGCTGTATTGGCCGTGGTTGTTGCTGGGACCGTCGCCGGTGTCCAGGCGACTATGATGCTCTTCGATCTCGACAACGGTGCGCACATAGGCCGGAATCGAGGCGAGTTTGTCGAGATATGCTTGGGTGTGGCGTTCGGCCTCTGGCGTGTTCTCGATCAGCTCGATCGTGTACTGCTTCGCCAGCGCGTCCATGCGCTGCTGAGTCGTTGCGGCAGCGCTCGTGGTTTCGTCCAGGTGGCTCGCAAGGCTGTTAGCACTCTGTCCGCCCGACGCCGCCCAGTGGTCGATGTCCGAGAGCATCGAGCCAAACACCTGGGACGACAGGCTCTGTGTGATGCCGAACTGCTGCGCGATCGCGCCTACCAGCTGATCGCCTTTCTCGCGAAAGGCACTGTTTTTCAGCTCCATCGCCTGGACGTAGTCGATCAGCTCCTGACCCAGGTGTGCTTTTTGGGCCGCCTCTTCCCTGGCGTAGGCGATGGCGGCCTGCGCCTCCTGCTCGGCGTAGCCCTTGCCCTCGGCGTCGATCTTGGCCTGTACGGCGTCACGCGCCGCCTTGGTCCGCGCGTCGGCCTTGTCTTTCACCAGTTGGGTCAGTTTGTCTTCGTGCGCGGCCTGGGCCTGGGCCTGCTGGTCGAGGAATTGGTTGATCGTCTGCGCGGTCGCCTGGAGAGCGGCCGGCCCGTCCTTGTAGACCTTATCGATGTCCTTCTGGATCTTCTCCAGCTCTTTGTCGGTCAGTTGGACGGCCTGGGTCAGCCCGCCCTGGGCATCGCGGAGCGCCCGAATGCCCTCGACGGCGTCGGTGTCGTGGAGGTGGTTGAGCGCATCGATCTGACCGTGGAGCGCGCCGGTCGTCTCGGTAATCGTGCCGCCCAGATCGTTGATGGCCTTGCGCTGGCGCTCGGCCTCGGCGGTGGCATTGCCGTGGATGGCGACGTACTGCGCATAGGTCGCGACCTGCTGCTCTTGCTTTGCCCGAAGCTGCTCCAGCGCCTCGGCCTGACCGTGCGTGGCCTGCTGGACAAAGACATCGGCCTTGTGGTAGTCGTCAAGGACCTGTGTCCCCTCACGCCAAGCGGCATTCCCGTTCAGCACCTTCTGGGTGACGTTCTGGACCTGATCCTGATAGTTCTGATATGCCTTGACCACGCCGCCCACGGCGAGCGCCACGGCGGCCAGTGGCGCGACGGCGGCGGCGACGGCGACCGCCTGAGTCGCGAACGCCGTAGTCGCGGCGACGATGGACGGGATCGCGACGGGCAGGGTCGTGAGCGCGTAAGCGATTGTTGCAGCGGTCAGGCCGGAGAGTGCAGGGATGCCGTAGTCATGAATCGTGCTGGCGATCTGCCCAATGACCTCGATCCCACTTGCGATCCCAGCCGCGAAGTCATGGATCGCCTGCTTGGTCGCGTCGCTTCCCAGGAAGGCCAACAGATTCGTCAGCTGGGGCTTGAGCGCCTCAAAGATCGGCTCGCCGAGCTGGCGGAGCGTCTGCCCCTTCCAGTCGGCGAGGTTAGAGAGCATGCCGTTGAAGGTGGCGCTTTGGGCGTCCATCAGGCCGCCGTACTTCTGCTTCATCAGCGTCAGCACGACTTCCATTGCCTGTGGAAGCGGGGAGAGGAGTTGGCCCGCGCCGGAGAACTTGAGTCCCATCTCGGTCAGTTCGGCGCGGGTCGTGATGCCCAGCTCCTGGAAACGCGCGATCGCCTCGCCGGTCGCGCCGGCGCTGAACCTCCCGACGGCGTCGGCCATCTCCTTGAAGCTGGCGCCCGTGCCGCTCGCCACATCGCCGACGATGGTACGGATCTCCTTCCCGGAGAAGCCGAACTTCTCGGCGACGTTCTCGGCTTCCAGTCCAAAGCCTTGCAGCACGCGGTCGGCCTCGACCACTTGGGGCAACTCGAAGGGGGTTTTCGCGCCGAAGTCGGCCAGCTCGGCGAGCCGATCTTTGGCCTTCTCGGAGGAATGCAGCAGCGTGGTGAACTGGACGTTATAGTCCTCAAACTGTGCGTTGCCGCCGACCATCCCGTCGTAGACGCCCTTGACGGCGCCAGCCACCGCCTGCACCGCCTGCACGGCATCGCCGGCGGTGACGGTCAGTTTGGAGAACAGGCCGCCCGATTGATCTTTAACCTGGTCGCCGGCGCGGCCCACATCGTCGAGGCCATGCACTAATCGCTGCACGACCTCGGAGGCGCCGTCGTCTTTACCGACGACCAGGATGTTCAGGATGTAGTCGGACATCTATCCTCGCAGGGCGGTCACATCCGCCTCGACGTGCATACAGGTCAGGATCTCGAGGATCTCCGGCAGCGGGATCTGGCGCAACTCGTCCGGCGTCCAGCCGAACGTGCGATAGAGGCGGTACTTGAGAAATTCAAGGGGCTGCGGCCCATCGGTCCAGAGGTGGGTCATGAGCCGCAGCTCTAGTTTCCCTCGTCGGTCTCCGGGTTGCCGGTGGCGTACACCGCGTCGAACACCGTCAGGAGCACCTCGCTAAGGAGCCGGCGTGGGATGGCTGCGACGCCGCCGACGACCACGCGGCGAAGAAAGGCGACGACCTCCTCGTCGTGCGCCGCTTTGCGCCGGATGCGCGAGAGCAAATCCAGATCGTCGATCGACACGGCGTCGATATCGATCGTGATGTTGAGCGCAGTAGGATGGGACGGCGCGGCGGCAGGCTGCGCGATAGCGGCCTGCTCGACCGGCGCGGTGTTGGGTGCGGGAGCTTTGCGACCTCGGGGCATGGTGGGGACTCCTTTGGTAGTGATAGATAGGGACACAACGATAGGGATTGAGCCAGAGGGCGAGGCGAGTCCCCACCCTCCTGGCCCGCTGGCTCCTATGGAATGGCGGCTGCGGTGATCTCTGGGGTCTTGAGTACTAAGTTGGTCATGACCGGCTTCGCGTCCGAGGCGTCCACGTCGGGGAAGATCGCGTCAGTGAGATAGCCGGCCGCCGTGGTGTAGCGGAGATTGCCGGTCGTCGCCGCCTTGACGCTCCAACGCAGATAGAACGGTGTGCCGGCCTGCTGCGCGGCGCGGGCGACCTGCTGGATCTCGCCCGCGGCCTCGGTGTAGACCGCATCGACCTTGACGTCGATTGAGCCGCGCTTGCCGGCGGTGAGGATGACGGTGTCACCGTCGAAGGTCTCGATCTCGCCGGTCTTGCGCTGGCCGCCGCTGGTGGTGAGCTTGTTCGAGTGGCTGCTCATCGCGGTCCAACTGCTGCCGTTCGTGGACCATTCGATGACCGCATTGACGGCGCTCGTCGCGCCCGTAGTCTGAGCCATGTGTGGATACTCCTGGTGGGTGATAGGTGTTATGGAATAACAGGTCGATTAGTCCAGTTCGGGCAGCGCCGCGATCTGGGCCTCATCGATGTGGAACATCAGCACGCCGCGCTCGAGCAGAATCAACAGCGATTCAGGGCGCACCTGGGCAGCGCCGATGACGTCACCTGTGTGGTGGAAGCCGCCATCCAGCCGTTCGAGCGTCATCAGGACGCGATACCGGGCGGGAGCGGCTGCGCCAGCCGCTGGCGGGACAGTAGTTCGGCGGGCCATCATTCGAGCCTGACAACCGCGATGGTGACGCCGGTGTCGGCCGACCAGTCGATATAGATCGAGCCATCGGACTGTAATAGACCGGCGGGGTCGGCAATTGCGGTCATTTTGTCGCCGGTCGTGGCCGGGATGGTGAGCGGCTGGTCCGCCAGGCTCATCCCGCCGAGCCTGGCGGCGCTGTTCGCCTTCAGTGTCTGCGTGCGCGTGGCGCCGTTGGTGTTTTTGGTGTGAATCAGGCACGGGACGCCCGGCCAGACGAAACTGTTGCCGTTGGTCGCGTCGGCGGCGCCGTAGCTGGGCGTTGCGCCGGCGAGGCCGGGCTGCTGGACGGTGAGAGCGGTTCGGGGCATAACGTGACTCCTTATGCGTAGACCTGGAGCGCCAGTGGGATACGCTCCCGTTTGTATTCCAGCCCATCCACCCCCACAAAGCTCGTGGTGGAGCGGCTGGCGTAGTCGATCTTGTTCCAGAGGGTGCTTTTTTGGTTATCCTCGATCACTTGGGCGATCTGCTGCTCGACCAGGTCGCCGGCATCCTCGCTGTCGGTGGGGGTGTAGGTCGGCGACACGGCAGCCTCGGCGGTCAGTGTAAACACATCGACGTCGAGGTAGAAGGTCGCCAGGCAGCCCTCGAACGTCAGCCGTGGTCGTTCGCTGCCGCCGCTGCCGACAACGACCGCCGGCGACTGTCCACCGAAGTCACCAGGCCGATGGTTGTAGACGACCTGGGCAGCGCTCACATTCACGGTGAGGAGTGCGGCGAGTTGCCGGCGGACAGCGCTACGACTGCTGCTCATGGCAGGGCTCCGTAGATCGCGGCGATGGCGCCAGCGGCCGCTGCCGGCACGTCGTCGGCGAACGTGTTAGCGTACATCCCCACGGCGGCCTCCTGGATTGGCCCGTAGACGCTGGTGCGTCCGCCTTTCGGGTTCCGCTGGTCGGAGGTGTAGATCCGCGCCATCAGCGCTCCCTCCCAGACAATCCGCTCGCTCGCGCGCAGCGTGCCGGTATCCTCATGCGTACGGCCATAGATGCCCTGGTAGAGCGCCTCAGCCGCGCCGCGCACCGCCGCGCCTAACGCACCGTCGGGCTGCACCGCGCGAAAGATCTGTTCGACGGCGGCCTGGGCTTCTTTCAGCCCCTGCACATCAGGAACAAAGCCGCTCACGTCGTCACCCCCGGCTTAACGGCCGCAAGCGCGGCAACCTTGACGGTCTGCCAGACGCCCAGGCCATCGACCTTGTATTTCGTCCCTGCCGCGTCGCGCAATTCGTCGCCGCGACGGACGTCGATCGTGTCCAGAAAGAAGGCGATCTTCTCGGCTCGGGCCGCCGCGATCTCCGGCAGCGCCTGGACCAGCTTGGGCGCCTGGGTTGCCTCCCAGACGCGGCATGGGACACTGGCGGTGACGAGCGCGACCGCGCCGATCTTGCTGCTGCTGGCGGCCGGCGATCGATAGAGATCGAGGCTATCAGTGTGGTCGGTCGTATGGACCGCGCGGATCGACGCCTTCTGTGCGAGTGACAGCGTGGGCATCACCTACACCTGCGTGTAACCGGCGCGCTCGCGCCTCAAGAGATCGCCGCGCCAGTCCTGGCTGTCGAGCGGCGGCGTGTCGGCGCGCTCGACCGTGCTTCCGATGGCCCATGCTTTCTTGCGGTACCGCTTCGCCATCTTCAAGCACGTCTCGCTCTGCTGCGAGCGCTTGTAGCTGCCCTCCACGTCGCTGAAATCGAACTCCAGCGCATAGCGCGCAGCTATCCGCTCCCAGCCGTCCGCCGCGGCGGCGCTCAGGTCGTAGGCCTTCCCCAGCACGCGCAGCCCCCGGTAGTCCGCTGCCGGCGTGGTGAAGATGCCGCGCTGATAGTCGGCGGTGTAGTCGGTGTTCTCGATCAGGAGCGTATTGAAGCCGTAAAAGATCTTGCACGCGCTGCCGCTCTCCAGATTCTCGAACGGCGCCACATGCTCGGTGTAGAACGGCACGCGCGGGGTCAGCAAGGCGTCCACGACGACCACGCGATCGTCGAGGAGCGTCTGGTAGTCGTCGTCGGTCAAGGTCGCGTCACCGTTGCAGAGCGCCTTGACGCGGGCGACGAGGGCGGTCATGGTCGAGCGAGGCATAGGAGTCCTGTGATATTTGCGCGCAAATACTCCCGGTCGGGTTTACGGGCGGGCCATCACCAGGTCGGCCTGGTACGTGACCGTCGCACCGGTGCCGCTGACGCCGGTGAGCGACAGACGCACGTAGCGCTTGGAGGTCACAATCGGGATATAGATCTCGCCCGATTGCGCGGTGGTCGAGAGGGTCAGCACCG